TGGCGAATTTCAACCAAGTAGTCGCCTGGGTGGGAGCCTCCGGGAAGTAAGCATGCAGGATAGCAAGGATCTTTAGCTATGAATGTTTTAGATTTATCGGGCTTTGCGACTTTCGGCGAGGCTTGTGGCCGGGTGGATAATCCGCAGGCGTACCACGATTCCAAGAAGGGGATTCCTCACTGTGTCTCCAAGTCCATGCTGACGGATTTCGCCCGGAATCCCTATAAATGGAAGTATCGGCAGGATGAAGGGATTGAGAAGGTTTCCCAGGGGTTCCGGTTTGGTTCCCTGGTGGATTGTCTGGCACTGACGCCGGATCAGTTCCAGAGTCAGTATCTCGTGGAAGAGTGGCTGCCGGGGGTGAATAAGAACGGCTCCGTGTCCAAGACGAAGCAGGACGACGGGCAAGCAGCCCGCTGGGCGGCGTTTGCCGACCGTGGGGGAGCCGTGCTGACGCCGGAAGAGTACGCAGAAGCGCAGAAGGCCGTGGGGATTTTCAATAATTACCTGCGAACCGAACATGGGCTGGTGCTGGGGGATTCGTTTGATTCCCAGGTGGCGATGTATAAGACGCTGCTCATTGAGTACGCACCGGACAAGCCTCCGGTTCCGATTACGATTACGGGGATGATTGATATCCTGCCTCACGATGAAGAGATGCCGATTATTGATATGAAGACGACTTCCACGCCCGTGGAGGATTCCGGTCTGATTGACCGGGATATGGCCCGCTACGGGTACGGCTGGCAGGCTGCCTTGTATTGCGATCTGTATGAAGCGATTTTCGGGATACGCCGGAATTTCATGTTTGTGTTCATGGAGTCGGCAGCTCCTTACTGCATTTCCGAGGTGCGGATGGATCAGGAGGCCCTGGAGCATTACCGGGGGCAGTATATGGCCGCCCTGCGCCAGTACGCCGAGTGCGTGGCGACGGGGATTTATCCGGGGGCTGTGGCCTTGCCGCGGTATTTCCGCATTCCGCGCTGGGAACTTAAAAAGGGATGGGAAGGAGGTGCGGCATGATGACCACGCTGACCATTACCTTGCCCCACACGCCGCGCTGCCTGTCTCCTAATGCCAAGGCCCCTCTCACGCAGAGGGGGGCCATTGTAGCCGGGTACAAAAAGACGGCTGCCAAGAGCCGCGCCCGGAATATAGCCTGGGGCAGGACTTGTGAAGCCCTGAATGGACGGAGGATGCAACCGACGCATTACCGGGTGGTCTGGTTTTTCAAGGGGCCGAAGCCGGACGCGGATAATTGCCTGGCGCGCTGCAAGGCGTATCTGGACGGGGCTTGCAAAGCCTTGGGCATTGACGACAGGACGCTGGATTGTGCCGGGATTGACCGCGTGCATGATCTGGATAGGGCCGGACAGGTGGAAATCGTGTTTGAAAGGAGGGACGATGAAAACGCCTAAATGCCCGCTGTGCGGCACACCTTTGAAAGCCATACGAGGATATGATGTCCGAGGAATAACAACCGATTGGGTTGCTGGTTGCTACAACTGCTTCTTCCAGAGTTCCCATTTTTGGAAAACCAAGAAGGCATGTATTGAAGATATGGATAGGCTTGTTTCTTTGTTTCCTCCCATCATGAGGGTTTGGCCGGGGGACAAGTTGCAAGTAGAGGATGGAAGCATTTGTGAAGTGATAAACGTTAATAAAAATCTAGCAATGATGGACGTGAGGAGAGGTGAAGGAAGACCAGTATTCACGATTGCAGATACTCATGTCCTTAGATGGCCCTGGGAGATTGAGCAGAAAGGAGGCCAGCAATGATTAACATCCTCCTATCCGTCAGGCGGCCTTTCTCCGAGAAAATTTTGTCCGGGGAAAAGAAATGGGAACTGCGTAAAAATGCGCCACGC